CTGCTAAAAAGTCTATTCAAGATTCTATAAAATATCCACTTTCATATTATATGAATAATCTTTTTTCAACATTTATTATCGGAATGACCTCTAGATTTTTTGATATCCCAGTTGTATTTGCTTCCTCAGCAGCAGTCTATAATCCTTATAATCCATACGCCAAGTCAAAACTTTTAGAAGAGAAGATCTTAAAGTCTTTATGCAAAAAACTTGTTATATTAAGATATTTTAACATTGTTGGAAAATCTAGTAAAACAAAAGACGATCAAAGTGGAAACATATTTTCAATAATTAACAAAGATCCAAACATAAGAATAAACAGCATCTCTTCAACAAGAGACTATGTTCATGTTTTAGATATAGCAAAAGCCAATGTCTTATCTATTGAGTACCTTAAAGATAATGACTTTTTGCTTACAGATATTTTTACTGGAAACCAGTTTACTATGATTGATGTGGTAAATGAGTACAAGGCTAATGGTGTTATTATTAATTATACCGTTTTGCATTTGCCAGACCTAACGGTTCTACCAGAAATAGATAACAGAGACCTTCTTGGATGGTTTCCTTCTTACACTTTCTCAGATGGCGTTAAGTCAGAGATTAGTTTTAGATAATAAAATACCCCCAAGGATTTCTCCAAGGGGGTATTCTTTTTATATATTACTTAGGAAATTTAGCCATCCAGTATTTGGTTCTTGGAGTGATGCCCTTCCATGAGGACCAATCGTCTCCACCATTTGTCATGTAGTATGCAATCTCTGCATTCTTGACGGGATTGAATAACTCAGCGTTAGACTCAAGATCAAACTTAGTCCTACGATCAGGACCAAGGTTGTCGATCATATTAATTTGGAACATACCATAAGACGAGTCTCCAGTCTTGTGGTTTCCGTTAAATGCTAATGGTCGTCCATTAGATTCCTTCTTGGCAACTGCCCAAGCCACAACAAGGTCTTTCCCCTTGAAGCCAACTAGCGAAAGCAGTTCCTTTAGTTCTAAATCAGTTAGAGAAACCTTATTTTCAAAACTCTCTAACTTTTTTGCCTTAGAAACCAAAAAAACCTCTTTCGAGGCGTTTTCCGGCTAAGATTGTTCTTAGTATCAAGACCTGAATCAGCATTGGCTCCGTTCGACAAAACAGTTACTAATGCTACGATACTGAGTGTGCTAATGATCTCTTTGTTTCTTTCGATAAATTTAATCATAGTTTCCTCCTTAGAAAACAATAACACCCTGGTAGGTGTTACTACCAAGTATAGCATGAGATTTTTCAAAAAACAACTTTAGAGGGTGGTATAATAAAGATTATGCCACAATATGCATCTAACTATCCTAATTCGCTTTCATACCCTATTGCCTCAGATCCCGTAAATGTACACGGAGATTTCAAGGTATTGGTAGATGCGTTAAATAATATTCTTCCCCCATTAGGATACGGAGCAGCATATATTGATGTTAGAAATACCACAAACGCAGCAATTTCTCAGGGTACTCCAGTTTTTATTAGCGGAAGTGTTTCTGGAAAATCATTAGTTGAAAAATATAATCCATCAAGTGTTTCCCATAATCCAGATGTTCCAATTCTTGGTTTGGTAAAAAATGATATTGCAACAAACACCAACGGGCTTGTTATTGTCTCTGGAGTTATTCAAATGAATACAACAAATTTAGGTCCTGCTGGAACAAAAATTTATGTAGATAATAATGGGGCCCTTGTTGCAGGCCGTCCATCTACTGGACCAGCAAGATATATAGCAGTCGTTGCAATTCAAGCAACCCTTGCACTTGGAGGAATGTTAATTGTTCAGACAAAAGGCAACGGTACTTGGGGAGCACTCAAAGACGGATTGTCGTGATATAATAACATTATGGCTACCTTCAGAAATCAACCCACAGACTCTTATGCGCTAGGTTCAGCACCACCAGAAATTCGTTGGACTGTTGTTCGTGGAGATTCTGCAGCATTTCGTGTTTATGTAACCAATGATGCTAGAGAGCCACTTCTTCTTGATGATTGGGAAGTTGCTATGGATATTTATCGTCCTTCAACTGATGAGGTTGTTGTTTCTTTATCCCCTGAGCCAATTGAGTTTCAGGACACAGAAGGAAGTTTTACTGTAAACCTTACATCCTCTCAATCAGAACTTCTTGAGACAGGAGATATCTTCGACATCCAACTCACAGAACTTCTATCAGAAGGCAGAGTTTGGACGGTAGCCAAAGGGTCAATGGTTATCCTTGAAGATGTAACTCAGTAATGCCAACAAACCTAACCCCATTATCACAAGAATTTTACAGAACAACCCATAGGCTTGCTCATACACAGATTCAAGATCTTGATGTCAAAAGAATAAAGATCGATCACTTCCAGCCAAAGGCTAGGGTTCAAGAGGTTTTGCCGTTTAGAGTTCAGTTTATAAATGTAAGTGTGTTTGGATACTCTAAAACAAATCCACCTCCAATTCCTCTTCAAGTTATTGGTTATAGTAACTATATTCTTTAATAGTACTATTAAAAGGGATGATATAATCACTACATGGCCAAAGTATCAATTCCATCAGTTAAGGCTCTATTCCAAACAGGAGATAGACCTACTCAAGAAAACTATGAAGATTTAATCGATACCGCTTCCGCTCAAGCAACAGACTTGGGTTCAGCAGGTAACAATGAAAACACAATCACTGGTATTGAGAACGTAACTGTTGTTGATAACTTTGACGCTACAGTTTGGCGAATGGTCAAGTATATTATTTCAATATCCAAGACCACAGCAGGGGACAACAAGTTCTATGCAACCGAACTTACAATTCTCGTTGACGGTACAAATGTAAATGTCAGCGAATACGGAACAATCGACAATGATGGGAATATTGGCACCATTAATGTCTCTCGCACTGGAAATACCGTGGCCTTAACAGTCACTCCAGACCCAGCGATCAAGCCAGTCACAGTTCGTTTCGCACGAATTGGACTTAAGGCATAATAAAAGGAGATATAAAAAATGGCAACAGTAAATAAAGATTTTAAGATTAAGAGTGGACTCGTCGTTGAAGGCCTACAAGGTACAATCAACGGTGAGGTAATTCTTACAGAAAATGCAGGAGATCAATACATTCTTGATTTGATTGGTGGAGAAACACTAGTCAAGTCAGTATCAAACCAGTTTGATGTTTCAGCAGGTGGAGAACTTTCACTTGATCGTACAGTGGTAGATGCTTATTATGATGAAGCAGGTTCAGCAGACGCAGCAGAAGCAGCAGCAAACTCTTACACAGATGGAAGAGAAGCAGCAATTACAACTGCTTACGAAGCATACGCTGATCAAGCAGAAGTAGATGCTAAAGCATATACAGACACTCGTGAAACTGCAATCACAACTGCTTACGAGGCATACGCTGACACAGCAGAGCAAGATGCTAAAGACTACGCAGATGACTTGATCAATGATGCATCAAACCTTTCAACAGAGGTTTGGTCAGCATACAAGACAGCAACAGAAATTAGCGTTGCTCAGACAGCAGCAGAGGCTTACACAGACACTCGTGAAACTGCAATCACAACTGCTTACGAGGCATACGCTGACCAAGCAGAGGTAGATGCTAAGGCTTACACAGACACTGAAATTGCAGCACTTGTAGATTCAGCACCAGCACTTCTTGATACACTCAATGAGTTGGCAGCAGCAATTGGAGATAATCCAAACTATGCAACAGACCTTGCTACATCAGTAGGAACAAAGGTTTCAAAGGCTGGCGACACAATGACAGGTGCTTTGACACTTTCAGGTGCACCAACAAGCAACCTACATGCAGCAACAAAGGCATATGTTGATTCAGCAGAATCAAATGCAATTTCAACAGCATCATCAGATGCTACCTCAAAGGCTAATGCAGCACAGGCTGCAGCAGAGGCTACAGCATCATCGGATGCTACCTCAAAGGCTAACGCTGCACAAGCAGCAGCAGAAGCAACTGCCTCAGCAGATGCAACTTCAAAGGCAAATGCAGCACAAGCAGCAGCAATCGCACACGCAGATGCACTTACAACAGATGATGTAGCAGAAGGAACAACACAGTACTTCACAGATGCTCGTGCTAAGTCTTCAGCAGCAAGTCTTTTGACTGGTGCTTCACTTACAAACATTACAATCACAGGAACAGGTGCAGGACTTACTATTACCGCAGAAAACGGTGTAGCAGATTCTACAACAACTGATCTTGCAGAAGGTACAAACCTTTACTTTACAGATGCTCGTGCTCGTACTGCAGTAGATGGAACAAATCGTTCATTTACTTCAGTTGAGTTAAACTCAGTTGCTAAGCAGGTCGCAGCAACACTTTCAGCACCAACAGCAGGAATCCAAGTAGCACACGCCTTCGCAAAGGCTGACTACCGTTCAGCAGAATACCTTGTAAAGGTTGCCTACGGAGCACATACTGAAATATCAAAGGTCCTTTTGACACTTGACTCTTCAGATAACATTGCAATCACTGAATACGGAATTGTTGGAACAAATGGCTCAGCGTCATCAGTTTCAGCAGGTATTTCAGGAGCAAACGTACAACTACAGGTAACAACCGCTAACAATGACTCAACAGTTACTGTTATGGGTACACTTCTTAAGTAATAAAAAATAAAAATAGTTGGAAGAAGGAGTAGTAAATGACAACAGTCGACAAAGACTTCAAGGTCAAGAATGGGTTAGTCGTAGCAAACGGCGGTACATTCGGAAATGCAGTAACAGTAGGAGCACCAACTCTTGCAGGACATGCAGCAACTAAGGAGTATGTTGATTCTTTAACAGGATCTATGGCTGTAGGCTCAACTGCTCCTTCTTCACCAACTAATGGAACACAGTGGTTAGACACTCTAACAAATAGAGTGAACTTTTATTACAATGGAGTTTGGTATAC